GCTATATCCATTTTAATTTCTCCCTACTTTTGTAACTGTATAAAAAGATGGCGTTGTCCATCTAACTCCTGATTGTATTTCTCGTACCCCATGGAGATAATTAACATCCCCTGGGTGAGCGACCGCAATGCCAGCAGAAATCGGTATTTCAAAATCATACTCCGGGTAATATATCTGCCCACCAACAAAATCTTCATTCCAATAAATAATTGAATTTAGATCATAGGTTGGGAATGGATTTGGATCTCCGTTGTTTAATTGTTTATCAGCATGAGGAGACTGCGAGTTTCCAGGAAGCCACCGAATCAATACTGGGGGCCTACACGAAACTTCGACATTGTATTTTACGGAAATAGCATCTGCCATTTTGAGAATATATTTATTTATGATAGCAAAAATATCAGGGGCAATTCTCTGCAGAATATCGCCGCTGCACATTCTGTCCCGCCAGTATGACGAATCGTATATGCATATCCCATCTTCGTTGAATTCATCATCTTTTCCATTTTCCCATTGATCTATGGTGGGAAAAAAATTATTTACTGTCTCTAAATCTTGTTTTTCTATAAATTCTTTAATAATTAATATATTATTTAAAGTTTTTCCGAAGTCCCCAGGAGATACTAGTGATTTTTCTTCTTCATGAATCGACACGCCATAATGCTACATCACGCCTAGGTTGCAGTCAATTGTATTAAATTTTTGGTGGTAGAAGAGTTTCGTTTATTTTTGGAATCATCTCTTGTGGCATGACTTTCCAGATTAATTCTGGGTTAGCAACTCTCTTCCACCAGTCGGGATAAACCTCAGGCGCTACGCTTAGGCAAATAGATTTCACTCCAGGCCAAAATAGCGTTGTGGTTACTCTTTCTCCCTCGGTAAGCTCGGTTACTCCGTGTATGTAAAAATGATTTGCGGGGAAAGACACAGCGGTGCCGGCTGCGGGTTTGATCGAATAATCAAAATTATTAAAAAAAAGTTCCCCCCCTTCGAAATCATCAGTCAAGTAAATTACGGATGCAAAATCGTTAAAATGTTCAGAGATGGGGACGGGAGGTTTTTCATTTCCTCTTTTTTCAAAAATCAATTCTCCGTTCGGGTGCCCACTATCGTTATGGCAGTTGAGGATGTCTCCTATCATCCATCTGTTATAAGATAGATTTTTTGGAATAAAAAGCAATTGGCCATAAAAACTTTCCAGTAGCGAATGAAGTTTTTGTTTTACAATCAGATCTAGGCTTACCAATTCTTCATTGCTAAAATTGTTTTGAAGTGTATAGTGCTGCCTCGAGTCTCCGTGGTAACCAGTGGCTTTCGCCCATTCCATCTCCCGTAAAAGCAGACGCTGAAATGATTCGATGCAGTCAGTATCCAAAAAGTTATCGACTACGTGCAACTGAGGTGGCCTGGTTCCCTTTTCGGATGAAGTCATCTGCGGTTTCTTTCTAGCTTTTTAGGCACCTTCGGCTAAATAAGCGTTTATGTCTTGAGAGATAATATCTAATGAAATATCTATGCCATAACGCTGAGTTGGGGTTGGCCACGGGAGCCCTTCTCTGGGGTGCGTCTTTGGCTTGTGGTCTCGTTTTCCATTTTCAAGGTAATGCTCCTCAAGCCAAGGAAACATATTATTGCTCGAATCTCTTTCTCCGAGCAAAAATCCATTAGAGTATCTCTTAACTCGGCGACCAGTTCTGTCAATTAGAAACTTCTCAAAGTTGCCACGTAATGGTGGAAAACCAATTTTTCCACGAGGAATTACATTCCTTGCGTCAGACCAAGACACTTCCTCCAAATGATATGGAACTCCGTTTTCCTGTGTATCTGCCGCATATGCTCCTGTGAGATACGACCAAAGCAAGTGCTGCTCTTGTATTTTTTCTTTTCCAGGCACGTAATCGGCACTGTATTTGTGTTTGTCGTGTCGTCCGTTTGTTAATTCGGAAAACTGATAAGTTACCCCAAAATTTTCACGGGCATATTTTTCCGAGACTTGACCTGGTGTAATTTCCAAATTATTTTCTTCAATATATTTATTAATTCCTTCTTGAAATTCTGGATACCCATGACAAACGAAGTCATCAACCACAATTGCAATTATTTCAAAGTCGTCAACTTTTCGATAACGCTGATTTAATTCTTCAATTATTGAGTGCTGAGGTATATTTCCGCATCCAGCAGCAACATTGAATAACAGGGTTACTTTGCCTTTTTGTTCAGAAAGAATAGATTTCTTTTGACCGTCAGCAGAGCGAAGTTCGATGTCGTAGACGGAGACGGGGAGAAGGTGCTCGGTCGTCAAACTTGAAGGAATCTCAAACCCTTCACTGCCCGTTTTTTCTAAATTAAATTCTGGAATTGTCTGCGACATTTTTATATGTCTCTTTCTTTTTTACTTAAAAGATGGTGGGAAAAATGGTGGGAAATGCGGCGGAAAATGTGGTGGAAAGAATGGTGGAAAATGCGGCGGGAAGTGCGGCGGGAAGAACGGCGGGAAGTGAGGGGGGAAGTGCGGCGGAAAAAATGGTGGGAAGAACGGTGGGAAGTGAGGGGGGAAGAAAGGAGGGAAGAAAGGAGGGAAGAAAGGAGGAAAGAATGGCGGGAAATATGGAGTAGAAACTACGTAATCAATTACCTCACCAACAGGAATTACCGCTCCTGAGGTTTCCGTCTGAGATGTAACTTTATCTAGGTTTCCAGCACCAATACTGCCTGTTGGGTCAGTTATTGAAGTGGTGGTTGAAGCGGAACCGATGAAACCAGCATTCGTTACGCTGGTCTGAGCTGAAGCGGAACTGAGACCTACGAGGTTTGGGACCGTGCCTTTAGGGGCATCCGGTTCTTTTTCTGCACTTGCTCCGCCAGCCATTTTAAATTCCTTTAAACCTTAAGGTCGCCCGATAACAGCCACGTATTCGCAGCTCTTTTCCGTAGTGTAGCAGTAGAGTACTGCACTCTCAAGCGAGTTCCTAGTGCATTGTTTACGGTTGTTGTCCCTGGGGTTACTGCCGTTATCTGAACTTCACCTGCTCCGACCCTGATTATCTGTATTACTGTGCCGATTGGGAAGTTGTCAGAAGCGTCTGTTGGAACAGATATCACTGAAGTTCCAGCGCTCGCAGTCATTTCAAGAGTCGCATATCTGTGAGTTGTTGAACTTAGCGTAACGCTCGATGAGACCGTAAGATATTCCTCTGGGAAGAAAGTTTTTGAAGGAAGAGTAACGCTTGCTGAAGCATCAAAAGCCACGCTACCGCTAAGACTCGGACTTGTTAGAGCTGCGCTAGAGGAAAGCGCGACAGACCCGGAACCAGTTACCCCGTTCAATAGGTTGGTAGCAGCAATCTGTGAACCGTTTATAAAAACGGAAGCCACGTCTATAGAGCCAGATGTTCCAGAGAAAACTTCTGAAGAGTTTGTTGCTCCAGTTAGGAATATGAATCTTCCAGTTGAGTCGTCGTAACCCATGAATCCAACAGACGCTGCCGTGCCAGAGTGGTATCTGAATTCAATACCGCGGTCTTTGTTGTCGTCCGAAGCAGGAGCAGTATCTCCACCAAGGGTGAATATTGGGTCGTCTATCGTTACCGTCGTTGAGTTAACCGTTGTTGTTGTTCCGTTGACAGTTAGGTCGCCTGAAAGAACAAGTGACGTACCAGTGGCAGCACCGATATTTGGCGTTACGAGCGTTGGTGTGTTAGCAAATACGAGCGCACCAGTGCCAGTTTCATCAGAAATGACTGAAATAAGCTCTGATGAAGAAGTAGCCGCAAAAACTGAAAGCTTATTATTAGTAAGGGCTACGGTGCCCGTTGCATCTGGAAGTGTAATTGTTCTATCTGCGGTTGCATCACCAGGGGATAGTGTAGTTTCAAACCCGTCGTCTGTAGTTCCTTCAAAAATTATTGTTCCAGCTGCATTGATATTCAGCCCGTTGAATGAAGGGGTTGCGCTTGTTGCGACGCTCTGACCAATTGCAATTGTTGCATTTGAGCCTTCTCCGGGAGTATGAGTAATCGTTACGCCAGTGCCCTGCGTGAGGTCTGACATATAATTTCCTGTTGTATCTGTTCCAAGCGCAACGGAGTTTGCTGGGATTGTTGCAGTTATAGAAACGTCAGCTGAGCCAGAGAAAGAAACTGAACCAGTAACGTCGCCCGTAAGACTAATTGTACGTGCTGTTTGAAGTTGCGCTGCTGTATCGGCATTGCCGGTAACGCTTCCGGTTAGATTACCGGTCACATTTCCGCTAACGTTTCCGGTTAGATTACCGGTCACATTTCCGGTGAGTGGTGCGTTAACTGCTGCAAACGTTACTGATGAACTAGTTCCAACGGCTTGCCCGATTGAAACAGAACCACTTGAAACAGAGAAATGGTTAGAGTTAAAGCGAACAATACCTTTTTGAGAAGTCCCTCCGTCTTGGACAGTGGCAGTTACTGTTCCGGTAATTCTTCCATAAGAATCAACCGAATGAGACTGAACAAAAGAAGTACCATCAGAGCCAGTTGTATTAGTCTGAGTGACGGTAGCAAGGTCTATTGCATGAGCAGATAAAACTATTCTGTCAGTAGATGCTGTACCGACGCTTATTTCGTTTCCGTTTTGAGCCAATCCATCCCCAACTACAAACGCAGAGGTTCCGGTAAATTGAGTAAAAGTTAGGTTATCTGTACCGAATTCATGTGCTCCACCAGTTCCGCTACCAGCTGAGGTTACGGTAAAGCCTTGACGTATGTTGACAGTTCCGCCGGTGACAAATATTGCCTCACCACCATATATTTCATGCTCAGTATCGCCATCAAAATCTTCAGCTCTTGTTAGTACCCACGGAATCGAGACGCTTCCTTGTTCTGTTACGTAGTAAACG